TTCCACATCTTCGATTCTGACCAACCGACCGTTCAGCTTCAGTATTTTCCCGATTTCAAATCTGGGTGCTTCCATCTCACACCACCCTGTCGAGAATGCTTCGCACAACATCTCTCTTCTTTTTCAATGCTCCGTACACCTTCTCGTCTATCGTGTCTTTCATAAGCAGATGGATATAGACGACCTCTCTTTCCTGCCCCGGTCTGTGGACTCTCGCCCTCGATTGCTCATAATCTCCGAGACTGAATCCGAGCGAATAATAGATGCAGTATCTCGCACGGACCAGCGAGATTCCCAAACCTCCAGACTGAATCTGAACCACGATCGAGTTGTACTTTCCGTCCTGCCAGTCTTTCAGTTCATTTGCCGAACCCGACAGCTCCGCACAGGACCGCCCGGCCTTCTCGAAAGTCTTCTTGATCGTCCTGATATCGTGCCGAAATCTGGCGAACACCGCGACTGGTTCTTCAATCTCAATGTCTTCGATAATGTCTGCCAGAAGCTCGGCCTTGCTCGTGTCGATCTCGACTTCGTCCCTCTCGTCTGTGGTGACGTACCCCGAAGTGACTTGCTGGAGTCTGAGAAGTCTGGTAAGCGCATTCGCGGCTGTTACTTCGCCCTTCTCCACATCAGTCCAGAAAATTTCTTCCAATTCCCGGTAAGTTTTCATTGCTTTGGGCGTAAGCTCGGCCTTCCTGTAAACGTCCATGTACTCCGGGAGTTGGATCACCGATTTGTCAGCCTTGTACGCGATTGAATAGAACTTTTTGTTCATCTCTTCCTCGTTCTGCCAGCCGATGACTTCGTGACCCTGGAATCCGCCCATCACGGCGTACCGGTTCTTGAACGCCACGAACGAAGTGCCGAAGATCCCGGTGTCGAGAAAGCGATACTGAGAATAGATATCCATCGGACTGTGGGGCATGGGTGTGCCTGTGAGGGCCAGTCTGTACTTTGCGGTCCTGCCGAGCCTGGCCGCGAACTTCCCGACCTGAGATCCGGGAGTCTTTATTCTGTGTGATTCGTCCAGGATCACCAGATCGAACTCCTGTTTCATCGCCCATTCACCGAACGGCTTTCTCCAGACGGAATCGTAATTGATAATCACAACCACTTGCTGCCCCTTGATTCTTGCCAGCTCGAGAAACTCTCCGGCCTTGATCGTCTTCTTCTCGACCGTGCCTTTCTCGCTCGTCAGGTCCAGGCATACAATGTCTCTCGTCTGGGGGCTGTGGATCTTGAACTGGTCGGGCCAGACCGCCCCGACTGATTTCGGGCATACTATGAGCGTCTTCTTGTGGTTCCGATTGACTACCAGGTCCACGGCTACTTTCGACTTTCCGGTACCCATGCTCATGGCCAGCATCGCCGCCCTGAGATCTTTTGCGAACCAGAACGCCTGTTTCTGGTGTCTCCACGCCTTCGTGAACGACACCGGCACATCGGGTAGATCGTTCGCGTCTTTGAACGACTGGTTCATGACTACCGCATCGGCTGCCTTGAGGAGGTTCATAAAGTCGAGGTCGTATGAAAGGTCTTCCTTGAACTGTTCGTGGATTCTCTTTGCCGTGGCGGGGGTGGCCGGGTAGATCCATCTCTTCGCCTTTCCGCTCCAGTACCCGCCGGGTATCTGCTTGCACTTCTGATACTCGCTGATGCTGGACTTGAGGCCGATCTTGCCGTTCTTGACTATCGCGTTGCTCATGTAGATCACCTCGTGTTATACTTCTTGTGAATATTCAGGTTTCGAGCCGCTTTGCCGAGCGGCTTTTTTCATACGTACTGGCGGGCCAGTTCTCCGAACTCCCGCTCCAGGTCTTCCAGTTCCGCGCCCTTCTCGGCTATGAGATCCTGATAGACCATCTTCTCCACAGGATCTTTCACGGCTTCCTGTCTCTCGATCAGGTCCTTGATTTCGTCCTTGAGTTCCTCGATTCTTCCTTTCATACCGCAACTCTCGAAGGCTTTCCGCTAACCTTGTACCTGACGCCGTTGATGTACCACTGAACGTCGAGCTGTTCGGCGATCGCGTCTTCCCAGACCTTCATTGCTTCCTGGGTGCTCGAACCTTCGTACAGCGGGTACTCGTTGCAGATGATCTCGTGGTACGGTCTCTCTCTCTTCATCTCTTGCCTCCCTAAAAAGACGGTGGAGGCCACGTGCCTCTACGCCGTCGTGTTTCGTCCACTACTTATCGAACTGTGATATGCGTCCGGAAACCCATCTGAAACCGGACGCTGCCAGCGGCATAGCCGCAAGTGGAGCCTCCTTTTATGAATTTTGGTACAATTCATCTCATTCAAAAATTGAGCGCCGGACACATTCCAGCGCCCGAACATAGATTTAGGAGGTCCTCCTTTCTTGAGTTTTTGGTGCTATCTTTCGAGGTATTTAATTCGTTGCATTCTTTTTCCCTTGAGATTTTCGATTTTGGCTTGAGTTGCCCTTCTGACTTGTGGCGACAGAGGCAATGTTAAAAAATATTCGAGAATCTCAATATTTTCATCCAGGTACTTGATCTTGAAGTTCATTGCGTCATGCACCAAAAACGCCTCCTTGCTCACCGCGAATAATTGTTTAAAAGAATATTTAGGATAAGGTGTAGTCGTTCTTCTGTGAACAGTGGCACATTGTCAACCGTGACATCGGGTTTGAAGTTGTGCTTGTTTATCAAGGTTCTCAATAAGAGAGCATTACACTTATACTTTCTGCCAAAATCCGCAATGCTTATATAGTTTCCGCTCACACGTACCACTCCTTCTTTCTTGAGTTTTTGGTGCTATCTTCGAAACTCGTTTCAAAAACCGCCAGCAGGGTCTCAAGCTGCCAGCGGAAAGGGGGTTTGCACAACACAAGGAGGTGTTTCGCAGGTCGGGTTATCTTTTCATTACGGTTTCAAGATTATCGACGATGCCCTGAAGGCGTTCGGGCCTGAAGAGCCGGGCTTTGCCGTATCGTGCGTCGGGCTTAATCTTGTACTGGTTTATCAAGCCGTTCAACACACATGGGTCAATCCCGTTCTTTTTCGCAAACGCCCTGGCGCTGACTAACACGGTGCTTTCCACGTCTATCACTCCTTTCGATTGATATAAAAAAAGGCACTCAACCGAGTGCCCTGCAATAAAAAAAGCGGGATACCCTCGATTCAGCGTCTTTCTTTTGCTGAACCAAGAGCATCCCGCCCTTGATTCGCCCTCGTCCTGAGGGTATGTTACTTGTCTCTGGTTACCTTGCTTGAATCAATGCCAGCAAAGGCTTTTGCTGCTGCCCTTGCCTCTTCCAAAGTGCTAAAGTCTTTGTAGTCGTTTTCATTGGAGGAATCGGAACATTCCTCCATCCTGTATTTCCCATTAGGCAAGAGCTTAACTCCCGCCCACTGGTAGTCGCCAGACCACACTTCCTGATATTCCTTGAAAAGGTCATCCATTAACAGCCCTCCCAAATAGACCAGTCATAAACCGGCGTTGCCCTTACTGTGTAATCGTTATCCCAATACTGTTTGCCTTTACTGTTTATAACGCTCTGGTGATTGACATACCAGCAGTGCTCGATTTGAGCAGATTTGAGATGCCAGTCCATTTCATCGTCTTGCTCATACTCTTTTACTAGATATGAGCTAGGAGCTTGAAATTTGTAAACAATTGGAGATTCCCATTTCTCCCACGTCTGCATTTTCTCGTTAAACCAATCTTGGCAAACGAAATGAAACCGTTCAAGCCTTCCATTCATCTCAATGAAGAGTTTAAGCACACTCTTTAGTCCATCGGCTTTAACTAATTTCAATTCCCCATTCACAATAAACCAAAGTTCCTCATCCTTTTTTGGATGACTCGCCAGAATTCTGCCGTCAAGCTTCTGGAAGTAAGGCAATCTCCAAAGCCTCTTGCTAATCATGTAATCTGCAAGGGCATATCCGTGTTTATCTTCTTCGTGTAGAACATAGTAAACAAGCCACCTTACAGATTCACAAGGCATTTCCTTTGTGCCCCATGTAACTAGCCATTCAAGCATTGACTCGGCGTCATGTGTTTCTTTCATTGTGTAATACTCGTTCTCTTTCTCTTTGGCAGTCGCATCATCGATGTCGATGCGATAACCCTTACCTCTTTCACCGAACAGCTTGAAATTCATCAAGCTGTGGTTAGAATCAATTATTCCTATACACTTCATAATTTCGCTCCTGCCTTCCCGGCTGCCAGCTACCGTCCCGGCGGGGCACACCTCCTTTATTTATGATGTGCTGGCAATTTTTTTATCATTTTGGTACTTATAGTCACACACCAGTCGTCTGGGTCCTCGCCCTCGCTCGTCTTTTCAGATGCGCCCGAACCTGGTATGTGCATGTCAAAGATCGTTACAAGTCAATTCTAGTCATTTTTGCCAAGTAATGCAAAGTTAATTGCAGACGACTATGCACAACTAGACGTGATTAGACGCCTAGTTCTATATGTTTTCGCCTGATTTCGCCTGATTGCGCCTAGTTTCGTATAGTTGCGCATAGATTTCTAACAATTTGGCACAACTTGGCAAAAAGTGACTATTTTCGACTATCATTTAAGCACCGGGATGGACTTATTAGAAATTGGCCGTTATTTGCCGCGTGGTTGAAAGTCTTTATATATTGGGGTGATTATACGTTTTGATATAAAAAGTCTCAATAGGGGCAATCCTGTGGGGTCAAAATTAAGCCTCCCCGAAGGGAGGCTAACCCTTTTTGGAAATAGATATGTCGGCCGCTGGTACAACCACGCAGCCTTCTGTGAAGTCATCGGTGGGCGTGAAAGGAACATCTATGGTATGGATGATGTACTCAACTGAATCCTTCTCAATTCCCTGCCGGAGTAGCATACGCTCCAGTGTTTCGCCTGTGGTCTTGATTATCCTCCCACCGATATAGTGGCCGGTAGAAGGTTCTCCTACTAACTTCACAAATTTCCCTTCGGCAAAGGCATAATGCTGGACGGTCTTTCCGGTAATGTAATCTTCTAAATTGGACTTCTGAAAATCTTCATCTCTCAGGGTGAAGACTGTGGCCTCGGTCAGACCGTCAATCCACCCAAAGTGCTTTGCGAACGGGTACTGTGTAAATTCCTCTTTCGTCAACAACGTGGGCCGCTTTTGTAGCTCCTTTTCGACCCAGTTTCTGAGATTCTCGTATGTTCCTATCTCTTTGCGAGTCTCAGGGTTGAGTTTGCAAATGGAAACAGAGTCTTTCACATAAGAATGCCACCCTGGCCGCACCTTCAGGAAGCCTTCTCCTCTCCTGAGGAATAGAAGCTCGATGTAATCAATCTTTGTGTAAGTTGGTTTTCTGTACTCCCAGAGTTCTCTGAGAGCGTCCTCCCCGCCTATTGGGTACAATACGTCAGTATCCAACTCGGGTCCTCTGCCGTGGTTTTTCCTCACGGGAATCGGTACAGTGGGCGCATCTAACAATTCCATGATTCTTTTCTTTTCTAAAGTTGTTAATGTCATTTTACCCCTCCTTTGGCCTCTCTGAAGCCTCTCGGGAGGAAGCCTTTCGACTCCCTCCGAAGAAGATTCAGATATTTTCAAGAATCTCTTCAACATCGAGGTCCTTGAGGTCGTAGAACAACGATTCTTCATCAGCATCAGGCTTGTCGTTTCCAGACAACCGAAACAGATAGATGAAGCTCGGCGTGCGTGTCGAAGCCGATTCCTTGACTACCGAGAGTTCGTCTTTCTCGGTGTCCCACACCAAACATCCGTCGATGCTTCCGTTCTCCCACACATCGGCAGCTGCGAGAAGTTCGTCTGCCGTCTTGCTGAAGTCCTGCTCGTACCATGCGTCGAGGATTTTCTCTTTCTGTTCCATCCTTTTCCCCTCCTCTACGTACTTTTCAAATGCTCTCCTGACGATACCCGTGATGCTGTCGTCTCTATCTATCGCGGCCTTCTTGACTTCTTTGTACAACTCAGGGCTGACCCTGACGCTGACAAGAATCGATTTTTCCTTCATCTCAGCCCCTCCTTTTGTACTCGGAGGCTAGAATCTTCTTCGCTGCGGCTACTGCTTCCTCTTCTGTCTTGAAAATACTAGAGCTGTTCTCCACAAGCCAGTACTTGCCCTGCTGGCGTATCTCGGTCATGCCCCGAACTCTTCCGTTTGCAAGAAGAAAGAGCCCTTCTTTCTTGTATTCGAACGAAATCTCGGCGGCTTCTTCTTCGACAACTTCTTCTTCGACAACTTCTTCTTCGACAACTTCTTCTTCGACAACTTCTTTCTTCTCTTCCGCGAACTCTACAACTACGCAGTGGTCGTTGTTGAAGCCTATGTAGGCTCCCAACCACTTCGTGTTCTTGAACTCGATTCCTCTGTCGGTTTCTACACCCTTGACCCCTTCGAGATAGAAGCCATCTTCTCTGACCTCTATCGCCGCTTGCTTCTTGTATCCTTCGTAGTTTACGTATATCCTGATATTTTTCCAATTCTTAAACAGGATTTCTTCAACTCCGTACTGCCTGCTTTCTACAAAAATCTTCTTAATTTCTCTCATCTCAACCCCTCCTTTGCCTTCCTTGATAATAGTATAGCATGATGTCTTGCTGTACACAATAACGATAGAGTAAACCGTATGTAACGAATAGCTACACATAGAAGGCAAAAAGAAAAGCCCCCAGCTTTCGC